TCCCTACCCAAGCCCCAGTACACCACTATGGAGTTCTTTATATCCCAGCGCGTGGTGGACGCACTGTGAGGTATTCCGATACCACCCCACTCGCACTTCCTGGATAGTGCGTTAGATATGCCCGACATATCGCTTCCAGGACCAAAGCCCCCCTTTTCTCTTTCCCAACCAGCTTCGCCACTCAAGCTGTAATTCCATGTCCGGTCTTTCCGGCCTTAGTATCATGGAAATGTGGTCGTGCTCAAATGAAATTGAGTTGACATTGATCAATGAAAGTTGCACTGAACTTTGCTAAACTGGCTAGCGCCACCTGGTGTGTGCCGTTGGTCTCCTCACATGGTAACATGTGCCAACGGGCCCGAAAGGCTAGTGGGCAATTACCGCTCCAAGGGAGGGGTACCCACCCCGACCTGAACAGCGGTAATGAAGCTCACCTCCCAGGCTCTGACCCCGAGAAGTTTAGTTATTTAGTAGGTGTAATTAGTACTTGTGATTGGTCAATTTGATAGTAGTTTGAAACGTTATGGATGAATGAGTAGACCCCCTGAAGGTACCCCATTACATGGGATCTGATCAGGGCCACATTCTGCGTGTCTCCCCGCACTTGTGGTTAAAACCATGAAAGTTCATCCCAAACAATCTTTTCCTCTTCTTTTTCTTTTAGTGGTGACAACCTACTGGATTGGTGATTACCAATCTGTACTAGTGTTGTATTAAGACTTGTTGTGTGGAGAAAATGGACTCTTTCAAGAAGATTTTTGATGAAGCTGCAATTGAATCTGGATTTTCTGGCATTCTCGACCCCCGGCTCCGCGAACCCTATTCCACTTGCTTTTGGCGTTTCTGGTTCCAAATTCCGCCGCCTAGCTCTTGCTCACAAAATTGTTGCCTTTTCCGATGAAAGACCCCCCCGCCGCTCTGGATCCTACCTTTACCCATCCCTACCCAAGCCCCAGTACACCTCCCCATCTTCCATTACCATCTCCTCTGTCCGCAAACCTTCTGAATCCTCTTCTCCTCCCCCCGAACCACTCACTCCTCCTCCTGAACCCGAGATAATTGATTTGCTTGAAGAGTGTGATTCCGATTTTCAGGCCTGCCTTCTAAATGATGATTTGGAATATTACTATAAAAATGGTGTCCTTCCCTTCTCCTCCTGCTTGAGCTATGATGATATTTATGAGTTGATCTGTACCCATGCTAGCTTTCAAGGTAACATAACATATAATGTAACAGGAAATAACAATTCCTTTGACACTGACCAAGGATTAATGGCTTCTGGATCCGTTGCAGCCACTGGACATGGAAATGCTTCTGCCACTGATGTAACCTCCCCTGACCCCATCCAAGCTAATGCCACAAAACCCACTAAACCCAAGCCCACTCGCTCTATCCCCTCTAAAGCTGCTTCTTTTGACGTTATTGCTATGACCTCCTCCCGCGGTGTAGATACCCCCCCTTCGACGACCCGCTCTGCTGAGAACCCTGCTTCAATCCTCCAATCGGCACGAACTCGCAATCAGACTAATGCTATGGCATCTGATGTAAAGGCTGAAGAAACTGGTTTTGTAACCTTTGACACAATGGCATATGCCAACAGGGCAGCTCCCTGGCCCGATCCACCTGAATACGATCCTCCAAATTTGGGTCCACCGATAATTGGTGGACCACTTGCTGATTCGTTACAAATTGTGACCAGTTATTCTTGGACTCTATCATCCGAACCAGCACAGCCTCTCAGGTCAACACTGGGAGCTGGCTGGGTCGAGCGTGGAGACACTGACCAGAATAAACAAAATCCAAGATTCCCACTCGGATCGGGCGCTCCGGAGACTGCACCCACCACAGGGCATGTCATATACCTTCCTTCAGCTATTGTTATCTCCAATCCGAACTGTGTCTTCTCTCGGCTTTATACGTCAAATAGGTTCTATCAATGTGGCTTTACTGTACAAGTGTGTGTGAATGCTAATCCTGGTATGTCTGGAATTCTCAAAATCACCTGCAAACCATCTGCTGCTTCTGGCTTTGATAATTGGAATGGCTTCTCAACCCCGTCTGTCCTTCTGAATCTCTCTGAAGCTAACACTGCGACCCTTACCCTTCCCCCCTTCTTCCCTCGTGGTGCTGGCGTCACTGGGATAGAAGATTCCTGGTGTGTTGTGATAACAACTGTGGTTGAGCCCCGACTAGGATTGATGGCAGGAGAACTTAATGTCAATCTCGCTGTTGCACCCCGCAACAGCCGCTTCTGGCTCACCGCTGCTCCCAACACGCAAGGACTAGTGACCATGCCCGCCGCTGGTTCCGGCGATGGTTACACATATTCAGCCCAGACCCGCGACTTTCATCCCGTGATGCAAGCCCCACCACCCCTCCCGCATGTAGATCACCTTCCCGGGCAAATTTCATCTTTTTCTGAATTGGCAATGTGTCCCTCTTCTTTCAGAAATAGATATTACTCAATCCCAAAATGCTTCTGGTGCAAAGATGCTGTAATTTCCCTTTCTGGTGCTGAGATCCTATCCCATACCGGTCCCTTGTCCTCCGCCTTCCGCGCTTTCTCCCAGTGGCGTGGCGATCTGATCCTTGATTTGGTTGCTGCTACCTCTCAAACTGCATCTGGTAGATTGATAGTGTCCTACACCCCCCCCGGTTTTGCTGCCCCATCTAGGCTTACTGATTTATCCCCTTCTGCTAAACATCTTTGGGATTTGACTTCATGTTCTTCTGTCTCCATCCTTATCCCCAACTGTTTCCCTGGTGGCTGGGTCCCTACCCTCCCGTGTACAGACCCCCAAAAATTTGTGGTTACAATGTTAGGTTTTGTGTCTATCTTTGTTGAGAACCCTCTATTAGATCTTCCCCAGACTTCTGAAGGTTATTCTATAGTTGCATATGTTAGGGCTGCCCCCAATTTTGAACTTAGAGGATGCTCCAATCAACTTTTCCAATCTGAATCCCAAGCCCCTCAAGGCCCCTCATTGGATGATGATGATTTCTCAACTTACCTTTCCTATGTGTCAAAATTGAATTCACCCAGCACCTTCCCCATGACCAATGCTTCTAAAGAAATGTTTTATGAATTTTCACCTGACAAAGTTGCTGTTGTTCCGCTTGATGCTTCTTTCTTCTTATATGGATGTAGATCAATTTTCAGCTATACCACCAGCAATGTTGGTGACAGGGCTGATATTCCTGCTGATACAGATTGGTGTCATACTGCTGCTTCATGGGTGTGTAGAAATTTTTCTGCTTTCTCTGCTGATTTGGGTATTAGGTTTACTTTCTTGTCTCACACAGAAGGGAAATATAAAATTCAATGGGCTTACCTTCCCCCTGGTGCCTCCCAGTGTCTTTCTGGAACAGTGTTCTCCTCCCCTTATTCCGGATCATTTATTGTAGATGTAGAACAAGCAAATCTCCCTCTGTATGTCCCTTGCATGCTACCCCGGAATGTCTTTCAGCTGCACCCCCCACAATTCCCTGCTTACTACCGCACTGGAATTTCACCTACATCCGCACGGACATTTGGTACTTCAGTAGATGAATTTGGCTCCTTTCAATTTTTGGTAACTGATGCTTCCCAAATTGCAACCCCACAACCCGCAAGTTCTACGAACTTGACGGTCCTCATGAACATAGAATTGGGCTTTTTCAATTTCAAAGGATTTGGACTCATGCCTCAGTATTCCCCAATCAAGACCAATACTCCCTTCTATCAACCCCCATGCTTCCTGAGCAATGCCCGCATCCCCTCCAAGCGCCAAGGAGGTGAAGCCATTGACATATCTGGTGAACCAGTGTATGTGATTCGGGCACCTCGCCCGACTTACGTGCACTGGGCTCTTCGACAGGGGGATCAACAGATTTCCTTGACGAAGAAAGGCATCCAAGCCGTGGTCTCATATGAACCCTGCACAGGAGACATATGGGCCCTAACAACTCACCAGGCATGGCACATGGCCAAATCTCTTATTGGTGATACCCTGCCCTACCACGCTTTCCGCAACTGTACCCACTTTGTAGAAGCTTTGACTGGATACAACCTGCAGAACTCAGGACTTGGCATAACTCTAGGATTAGGTGCTGCTGCTGTTGCCACTGCTTCAGTGGGCGTCGCAAAAACGCTCCTTGACGCTCACTTCCGCTCCCTCCCTCAGCCCCGTCCCCGTCCCCAAGGCCCTTTGGACAAAACTGTAGAGGCTTCTGAGAACGTCATGAAGGCTGCTACCATCGCCAGTGGTGCGGCCGCCTCTCTAGAGTCTTCTATCAAGAAGATTGAACCAACAATCAAGAGTTCAATGGACAAGATAGAGAGCTCAGCCAAAGCCCTGGCTGGGTCCATCAACAAGTTCACTGATCTCGGAGAGAAATTGGTTCCGGCTGTTCAGGCAGTCGCTGGAGAAGCTCAAGGCGTTCTTGGCAAGTTCTTGATGTGGATTACTAAAATAATTGGGTATATAATGATCATCTTTGGGTCCCCCACCCCCCTCTCAATTGCTGGATTGATTACTGTGATTGCTGCTGACCTCGCCCCTGGCCTTGTTACCCTTGCATCCAACACCTCCCCTATCCAGTCCCTTGTTGCTTGGATTAGCTCAAAATTAGGAATTAGGACTAATGCTCAAGAAATTGCTGACCAATTTGCTGGAGATGAACCTGATGCCCCTGATCAGACAGATGATCCCGCTCCTCCACCCCCCCCACCCCCACAGAACCCCGCTCCCCAACCCCAAGGAGTCAAGGACTACAATGATTGGATGAATGCTTTCAAAAACACTGATTGGGCCATTGAGAAGATTCTGAAAATTGTAGAGCGTATTCTGAATTGGATAGGAATCAAAATTAGGGAAGATCCTGCGACTAAATTGGCTGAAGTCGAGGACAAGATTTTCTTGCTATATAATGACTCCATTTCTGCTCTTTCCCACCCCGACCCAAATCAGGCTGCTATTAGGTCCAATCTCAAAGCTTCTGAATCCCTCCTGTCCACTGCTGCTAAAGCCAAATCTCCTGTCCACTGTCAAATGGTAACCCAAGCTGTTAGGAATTATAATACTAGGATGACTGCCCTCACCAACAATGTCCCCGCCCCCCGTCCCGAGCCCGTTGTCCTGTATATCTATGGTCCCCCTGGTACTGGAAAATCTCTGCTTGCTACCCTCCTTGCTTCGATTTTTGCTTACCACCTTTCCGGTGATCCGAACGATGTCTTTTCGCAACCTCCTGGAAGTTATGAGTACTTTGATGGATACCATGGTCAATCTGTTCACATTGTGGATGATATTGGCCAGGCGGTCGATGGATCCGACTGGGTTCATTTCCCGCAAATGGTGTCTACCTCACCCTTCAAGCCCCCCATGGCGGCGCTTGAAGATAAGGGGATGCTCTACCGCAGTAGAGTGATCATCTGTACTTCTAACTTCCCGGGGCCAACGAAGAGTGCTGTTCGGTGTCACCAAGCCCTCGAAAGGCGTCTTGCTCTCAAATTGAAAGTGGACGCTTTACCCGACTGTTCCTTTGACATTCGCGATGCCCTGACCCCCGACGGCCCCTCCACCCGCCACTTCACCTCCGATTGTCCTTTCCTTAGGTTAGAAACTTGTAGGCTTACTGTAGATATGGCCAATGTAGGAGATAAAATGGATTTCAAATTTAGGCACGTAGATCAAATTGTAGATGAGGTTCTCTTGATGATTCAGGCTAAACACCATAATATCAATACCTTTAAACACTTGATCCCCACTCCCCGCCCCCTTTCTTCTAAGTTTGACACAACCCAGTGCAAACAGACCTCCCTTGGACTTTCCTGCCCTCCCCTCTTTGAGAATGATAGGGATTCTAATATAATCAGGCCCCTTCCCCAAGGTAAGATTGCTTGTAATTTCCAGAACCCTCCCACCACCCCTAGCGATGAGGATGTGCAAGTGCAATCCTCCATTCCGACTGAAGTCGAGGAAGCGATTCGTGAAAACAAACCGCTTTCTTTCGTCCAGAAGGTATGGAGTTGGCGCAAGCCCATCTTTGTCGGTACCGCTGTTCTGTCCATGATTACTTCTTTGTCTGTGCTCTTCTCTCTGACCTATAGGTACTTCAGGAGTAAATCCCAAGGGGCGTATACTGGCACACCTTCTGTGAAGGCTAAACCAGAACCCGCTCCTAGGAGGAACCTCCCTGCTAGGCCTCGTCGCCAAGGCATTGTTGGCTACAATCCAACCATAGTCAACAATACAGTGGGTGGCGTCTCCACCAATGCGCAGAAGACTTCCACGTTTACTGCAATTGGTATAGGCGAACGCTATTTTGTCACGGCCGACCATGTCGTTCTTGACAATATGGCTCAGCTCACTATTGGCGACACGTCCTATCCTGCCTATAAGGTCTTTTCTTTCCGTCAGCTCTGTGTCCTTCACGCTCCCGAAGCTCCTCAGATGAAAATTTTGGAAAGATTTATTAAAGATTGTAATTCTAAAATTGGCTACTTAGTTGCTTCCTTCCCCCGCGGTAATGGTTACATCCAGGTTTCCAATGCTCAATGGGTTGTATCCGACTGTCCTGAAATTACTTCTAAGGAATGCTATCACTACTCTTGTGTATCTTTTTCTGGTCTGTGTGGTGCCCCCCTTGTTCTTTCCACTCCTGCTGGCCCTCGCCTTGTCGGTGTACATGTAGCCGGTGTCGCTGGCGTTACCGGTTACGCCGATCCACTTGTGGATCTTCTGCACGCCTTCAAGGATGCTATGCCCCAATCCCTAATTGTAGACATTCCCCGCTCTGGCCCTCCTGCCCATGTCCCTCGCAAAACCAAGCTTACCCACTCCCCTGCTTGGGGGGCTTTCGAGCCCACCAAAGAACCTGCTGCTTTGCTTAACCATGATAGGAGACTCCCCGACGGCGTTACTGTGGATGAGGTTGCTTTCAGCAAACAAAACCGCGGTGATGTCGTTGAACCCTGGCCTGGTCTTACAGAAGCTGCTGATCTTTACTTCTCTCAATGCAACTTTCCTCGGCTGAAGATGTTGACAATGGATGAGGCGATAAATGGCACTGAAGGTTTGGATGGAATAGACATGAACCAGTCTCCTGGATACCCGTGGAACCAACGAACGTCTCGACGTGAATTGTTCATCTTGAATGAGGATGGCCGGTACGAGCCTGTTGAAGAATTAAAACTTGCTGTTTTGAAACTTCTTCAGGATCCTGATTACTGGTATTCCACATTCTTGAAGGACGAATTGCGCAAGACTGAGAAGGCCCGCGCCGGAAAGACTCGTTTGGTTGAAGCCGCCCCGATTGATGCCATTATCGCTGGTAGAATGATCTTTGGCCAACTTTTTGCCCTCTTCCATTCCAATCCTGGTATGTTTGGCTCTGCTGTTGGTTGTGACCCTGATTTTCATTGGACTCCCTTCGCCCATTCCTTTAAACCCTTCCGGAATGTGTGGTCTCTTGACTATTCCTGTTTTGATTCTACCCTCCCTTCTGTATGTTTTAATCATATTGGTTCTCGACTTCAAGATATTATCGAAGTGACTGAAGAATGTCACCCTGACATTGTCCCTAAGTACATTAACTCGATACGTGCCTCAAAACACGTGTTTGGTGCCCGTGCTTATGTGATGATCGGTGGTATGCCTTCAGGAGCTGTCGGTACCTCTATCTTCAATTCGATGATCAATAACATTTGTGTGTTGTCTGCCCTCATCTCCCGTCCTGACTTTGTTCCCACCCCTAACAATTATAGGATTCTTGCTTATGGTGATGATGTTTTGTATGCTTGTACCCCAGACTTCCACCCCCGTGATCTTAAGGCTTTCTATGATAAATGGACCCCGCTGCAAGTGACCCCTGCTACTAAAGAAGGTGATTTCCCTAACTCCTCTTCTCTCTCTGATGTCACTTTTCTGAAGCGATGGTTTGTCCCGGATGAAACTATCCCTTACTACTATCACCCTGTGATTGAGCCCGATACTTATGAACAGAGTGTTATGTGGTCTAGGGGTGGCGAATTTCAGGATACCGTCACTTCTCTCTGCTTTCTTGCTCACCACGCTGGTCCCCGCAACTACACCAATTGGATTGCTGCCGTCCGTGATGCTTGTAAACGCAATGGCTATGACCCTCCCATTTTCTTAGAATATTCTTATCTTCAGATGCGCTGGATGCAACTTGTGTCTGGCTAACTGCCTAGGCCTGCTTGGCAGTATAATAAATCAGGTGCTCTGGCCGAGCTAAATGGCTAGTTGTAGGACTTACAACCTGCACCTAGGGCCGCCGCCATCTGGGTTTTCACTCAGGTGGTACCTCCCATGCGGTATCTCATACTCCTAGGTCTATCCCAATGAGTTCTTGGCGATATAAAGGCCACCATAATTTCTTTCGGTGTGTCCCTAAACCAAGAATGCATCTCTCTCTTTTGTAGGTTTGTGTGAATGTGTGTGTTTCCCACCCCCATCCCCACCCCCGTGTGCAAACTTGTATGAGTGTTTGTAG